AGCCCGTTCAGTCGGTCGCTTCAGCTAATAGAAGCGTAAAACCTGGTCGCAAAACTGTGAGACTCACATCATCACAAGTAGCAATAGCTAAAAAATTAGGTGTGCCACTCGAAGAATACGCAAAACAAATAAAAATCACGGAAGGAGCGTAAAATGAAAAAAGAAGAAAAAAAAGTAACTTCACGTGCGAGTCAAACACGGTCAAATACTGAAAGGCCAAAAGTGTGGACTCCTCCATCTTCTCTAGATGCACCCCCTGCACCTGATGGATTCAGGCACAGATGGATACGGGCAGAGAGTTTAGGGTTTCAAGACACTAAAAATATCTCTGGAAGAATGAGATCTGGTTATGAATTGGTGAGAGCCGATGAATATAAAGATTCTGATTATCCTGTAGTCACTGAAGGAAAATACAAGGGAGTGATTGGGGTTGGTGGCCTACTGCTGGCTAGGGTACCCGACGAAATCGCGAAGCAAAGAACTGAATATTATGCAAGACAACATAAGGGTCAGGAGGAAGCGGTCGAAAACGATTTAATGAGGGAACAGCATAAGAGTATGCCTATCGATGTCGAAAGGCAATCTCGTGTAACCTTCGGTGGTACAAAGAAAAGTTAATTTTTTAACTATTCCTACTCATCGATTTAAATTAACCCGTTCACCTAGGTGGACAAAAGGAGACAACTATGGCTAATAGAAATAGCGCAGGTTTCGGATTTGTTGCTGCTGGTACTTTGGGGAATACTCCATCGTCTCAGGGCCTATCTGAATACTTTATAGATGCTGGAGACTCTGCAAATAAGTTCAATGGAAGCGCAGTACGTGTTACTGCTGGTTACATTGTAACTGGAGAAGACTCAGCAACTGGAACAACTGTAGGTGTTCTCAATGGGATTTTTTACAACGCAGCAACTACACTAAAACCGACGTTTGCGAATGCATATATTGCAACAATTACGCCGGCTAACAGTGAAGATATAAAAGCGTTTGTAAATGATAATCCTTTCCAATTGTATAATGTTGCAGCAGATGCAGCAGTAGCTACTACTGTTGTTGGTGCACATGCTATCGTTCTTGACACATTTGATGTGAACACGGGCGGAAGCACTACAACTGGAAGATCAAATACTACAATTGACATTGGAGACACTCACGCTACTAACAATACATGGAGATTAGTTAGAAGTGCAGAAGATCCAGAAAATAATGATCTGACAGCGGCTTTCTGTACTGTTGTTGTAATCCAAAACTTAAACGAGTACATTGATAGTACTGGTGCTTAAGTCTGAATAGGAGAATAAATTATGGCTATATCAAGAACACAACTAGTTAAAGAACTAGAGCCAGGTTTGAATGCACTATTCGGCCTGGAATACAAACGGTATGAAAATCAGCACGCTGAGATTTATACAACCGAGTCAAGTGACAGAGCTTTCGAAGAGGAAGTAATGTTATCTGGATTCGCTAACGCACAAACGAAAGCAGAAGGTCAAGGGGTATCATTTGATGTTGCTCAAGAGACTTACACTGCACGTTACACTCATGACACAATTGCATTAGCATTTGCGATCACTGAAGAAGCTATCGAAGATAATCTTTACGATAGAATTTCTTCTAGATACACAAAAGCTCTTGCAAGATCAATGTCTAATGCGAAACAAGTTAAAGCGGTAACACCTTTAATCGATGGTCTTCCGTCAACGGATGGCTTTGATTCAGGTGATGGCGTTTCATTGTTCAATACTGCACACACAACTGTAAGTGGAACAAGCGTCAAAAACACTTTAACTACGCAAGCAGACTTGAACGAAACATCATTGGAGCAATCTTTAATAGATATCGCTGCAATGACTGACGAGCGTGGATTGAGAATAGCAGCAAGAGGAGTAAAAATGATTATTCCTTCTGCTAACCAGTTTACAGCTGAGAGATTGATGAAATCTCAAGGTAGAACTGGAACAGCTGATAATGATATCAATGCAATTGGATCAATGGGAATGATTCCTCAAGGATACAGAGTGAATAATTACCTAACTGATTCTGATTCATTTTACATTATTACAGATGTGCCTAATGGAATGAAAATGTTCCAAAGAGCACCTCTGAAAACTGCTATGGAAGGTGACTTCGATACTGGAAACGTTAGATACAAA